ACATCGCCACCTTGCCGGTTGACGGGGTATCCGGGGCCGCTGCCCGTTCGGCCATAATGATTTGTGCCATTACCAGACTCCTACGTTGCCGCTGTTGTCGAGTGAACCCGTTGCCGTGATTTCGATGGTGCCGACGATCATCGTGGAGGTATCGGCAGGGACGGCATAGGTGGTGGCGATGAGGTTGGGAGTGGCGGTGCTGCTACCGGTCGGGAGCGCACTGACCGCCGCTTTGCGCGTTTCCCCGCCCTGCACCACCGGGATCAGTTCATCCCCGGCCAATGCACTGGCGGCGGGCAATTCCGAGATTTTGACGCCCATCACATTCCCGGTTGCGTGTAGGTCAGGCTGTCGATTTCGACCCGCAGCCCGACGCTGACCGTGGTGGTCGGCAGAATGAGGTTGGCGTCGCTGGTGCCGACACTGCCATCGAAAACCGCCGTGGTGCCATCGCTACTGAATGCCCGGAACCAGGCCACGGTGCCATTGGCAAGCGCGGCATCCTCGGCGGTGATCGTGTTGGCGGCGATGACCCCGGCCAGCGGACTGCCGAACGCGGTGGCTGAAAAGCGCAGCTCGGCCAGCGGGGTTCCGGTGGCAGCGTCATCGGCCAGGGCGGGGCGCGGGGCGCTGTACAGACGCAGGTAGCCGCTGTCGCACAATGCGCCGGTGGCGGCGGCTTGGGCATTCACTGCGGCGATGGAGAGTCGGGTGAGTAAGGCCATTTACGGCGCTCCGGTGATCGAGTAAGACCCGTCGGGTTGGCGGGTCACCGTTTTTTCGGGCAGGGCAACGGCGCTCGGCGCGACTTCCTGCTGCATGTCGTCAACGCCCTTTAAGACTTCGGCTAATGTGTCATCCGGCAACGTGCCTAAATCCAGCGCAATGAGCTGCTTCAACTTTTCCTGCTGATAAATCAGCGGCGCATTGAGTGCGGTCATATTCTGGGCAATCTCCAACTCCAGTTTCAAATCGGCAATGCTGAAATCCTTGCCCCAACTGATCGCGGCGGTGTTCTGCACCCCCAACCACAACGCGACCAAATCCCAGACCTTGCGCTCGAAGTCTTCCATGCGCCGGGCAAATTGCACCAGGGCGCCATTCAACGCCTGGAAGCGCAGTTGCAACGCCACGCCGGACTCGCCTTGACGCTGACTCATATCGTCGGCAGTCATCGTGATTTGCCGAATCAGCGCCTCAACCTGGGCAATGACTTGCAGATAAACCGTGGCCGGGCCATCGGGCGGGGCGATAAATTCCGCGCCTTGCGGAAAGGTCTGCAACAGGTTGTCGGTCCCGATGGTCTGGGCAATCGGCCCCATATCCAGCGGGAAACTGGCCTCAGGCACCTTGTAGGTCAGCAGGCTGAAGGTTTGCGCCCGCAGAATCTCATCCAATTCGGAACGCAAGTTGTAAAGCCGCTTGGAGAGGTCGGCAATTCCGGCAAAGTCGCCGATACACGGGAACAGCCCGGATTCCGTGAAGGCCAGCACCGGGCAGACGCCTAAATCATGGACACCCCGTGCATTGATCGCCCCGGTGAAAATCCATTCCGTGTCGGTATAGACGCGCTCAACGGTCTGGGGATTGCCGGAGGCGTCCTGGATACTGTCCTTAATGGCAATGCTCTTGAGTTGGCCGTACTCGTTCAGCACATAGCGCAACACCCGTTCCGGCTCAATGGATACCAAGTAAGGCGTCAGCCGTGGTTTCTGGCCGGGCAGTGGGTCATTGCGCGGCATATCGACCAGCAGGAACATGGAACCGCGGGCCTTGGCTTCCAGCATGAACCCGGCCCAAAAGGAACTGAGCGAGTCGCTTTGCCAGGTGCATTCCTCGGCAAACTGCTGAAGAATCGGACTGGGCAATTCGCGCTGCACCGATTTCTTCATTAAGTACCCGACGAAGCGAGAGACGGCGGGCCGCAGCGCATTGGCGTACCAGGCAATCGCTTTGCGCCGGGCAAACTTGTCCGCGGATTCGCGGGGGTATTGCACCAGGGCGGAACCGTCAATGAAGGGACCAGCGCCATTTAAAGCATCGGCGATGAATTGAAAGCGGGCGGCGGAAAAGACGGTAGCCATAATGCCTCTTGTCAATAGCTTTTAACTATGATAATGCGGTATTCTATAGCAAATTGCAAAGGCGTGAGGCCCGATGGACATTTCCAAACTTAAAGACCGGCTCGGTGAAGACTTCGCGGCGCTGGAAAGTTATGTGAACGACCTGACCGGGCAGCGCGATGCCGCCCGCAAGGAAAGTGTGGACGGGCGCAAGACGCTCAAAGCCAAGGCCGAGACGGCGGAGGCGCTCAATCAGAAATTGATGGAGAAGCTGGGGATCGAGTCCCCGGACGATGTGGACACTTTGCCGCCCGCGAAGGGCCAGGCCGAGGCGTTGAAGCAACTGGAAACCAAGCTCAGGCGGTTTGAGACTGACCTGAAGGCGCGAGACACCGCGATCAGTGAGTTGACCGGCAAGCATCGCCGTACCCTGCTGGATGTGGAAATCAACAAGGCGATGACCGGCAAGGAGCCGGTCGACCGCGAGGTGTTGGAAGCGTACCTGCGCCAGCAAGTCGAATGGCAGGACGACCAGATTTTCTACAAAGGCGACAAGGGGCAAACGTCGCTGGCCGATGGCGTGACGCTATTGGTGCAAAGCAAGCCCGCCTTATTCAAAACCGGGGCGCGAGGCTCTGGCTGGAACCCCAATCCCGAACATGGGCAAGCGCCCCCTGCGCCGCCCACCACGGCTGATATTTATGCGACGCGGACTGCCGCGATTGCTGGAGCGAAACCCTAATGGCGATTCAATCCGAAGGCCGCTATGCGGCTGAATTTATGCTGTATGACGAACTCCGCATTTCCCGTGATGAAGTCACCCTGGCGGCGGGTACGTCAGGCCAGATTTTGGCGGCGGGCACCGTGCTGGGCAAAATCACCACGGACGGTAAATACACCGCCTATGACGATGGGCTGAGTAATGGCGCACAAACCGCCGTCGCCGTGCTGCTGTCCCCGGTCGATATTACTGCGGACGTCACCGCCGTCGTGATTGCCCGGTTCGCGGCGGTGAAAACGGCCGCGCTGCAATGGCATGCCGACGCTGACGCGACCGCCAAGACCGCGGCCTATACCGCGCTGGCGCTCAAAAACATCATGGTCCGCTAAGGAGAATCTTCATGGCCTGGGACGTTTTTAATACCACCAGCGGCGCATTCACCCTGAATGCCCTGACCTATGCGATTAACCAACTGCCCTATAAGCCGGGGCGGATTGGCGAAATCGGTTGGTTTCAGGAGCAGGGGGTGGCTACCACCAACATCAACATCGAAGAGCAGACCGGCGTGTTGTCGGTACTGACCGTCAAACCGCGTGGTGCGGTCGGCACCGTGTTGACCGGCGAGAAGCGCAACATTCGCAGCTTCGTCATGCCGCATATTCCCGCCATCGCCAGCATCATGGCCGATGAAGTGCAGAACGTGCGGGCATTCGGGCAGGAAACCGCCGCGCAGAGCATCAACGATATTCAGGCGCGGTATCTCCAGCGGCTGCGCGAGAGCATTGAGTACATCCTGGAAAGCCACCGCTTGAGTGCGGTGATGGGCAATTACATCAATGCCGCTGGCGTCAGCACGTCGTTGTTTACCGAGTTCGGAGTCAGTCAGCAGACGACCGCGCTGGCCTTGACCACCAGTACCACCAAGCTCCGGCAAAAGGTGCTGGATATTCTGACCAAGGTTGAAAATGCCCTGGGCGGAGTGAATTACAGCAAGGTGCGGATTCTGTGCGGCGCGAATGTGTGGAGTGAGTTCATTGAGCATGAGGCGGTGAAAGGTTCGCTGCAATATCAGGACTCGGCGGCGTTGCGCGGCGATCCGCGAGCGGCCGTGGATTGGGGCGGGGTACTGTGGGAACGCTATCGCGGCACCAGTGCGGTCAAGGTTCCCGACGATGAAGCCTATGCGGTGCCGGAAGGCGTACCGGGCCTGTTTATCACCCGGTTTGCCCCGGCGGATTACAACGAGACGGTGAATACGATGGGCCTGCCGTTATACGCCAAGGCGGAAATGATGGAGTTCGGCAAGGGGATTAAGCTGGAAGCCCAGAGTAATCCGCTGAATCTCTGCACCCGGCCCGCAGCGATTATCAAGCTGACCAAAACCTAACCCTAGCCTGACGCGGGGCCATTGCGCCCCGCCCGGAGTCACTCCATGAGCGGTTTAATCTGTGCGGGCAACGTCTATCTCAACCGGAAAGTCTCCAGTGCCTACACTGGCTTTCACGGCCCGATCAACGCCACCAAGTTTTCGATCTCGGTCGGCAAATCCACCACCATTGAACGCCCCAGCTACATGCGGGATACCTACGGTCAGATTCTGGACTCCGTGGTCATTCCCGGCAGTTCGACCCTGACCATTGAAACCGACGATGCGGCGGCGGAAATTCTGCAATACATGCTGCTCGGCACCTTGACCGACATCAACGGCGACACGACGCCGGTCGTGGATGAAACGATCACCGCTTATCTGGGCAAATGGACGAAGCTCAGTCGGCGCAACATCGGCACGGTCGTGGTCACCGATACCACCGCCACCACCACCTACGTCAATGGCACTCACTACGTCCTCGATGCCGTCGCGGGCATGATCAAGCC